ATGTCAGTAGATATTAAAGCTATCCGCTGGCTTTTAGACAACGCCACAGCCTATGCTATCAGCAAAAACTGTGGCGTATCTATTCAGGCAGTAGATAAGTATAAAAACGGTGTATCAGATATCATGAACATGCGTTTAAAACACGCTATCAGCATGACTTCTTACGCCCATACACTACAAGAAAAACAGTGAGTATCATCACTGTTTTTTCTATTTTGAGCAAACAAAAAACCGCAAGCTATTGCCTGCGGTTGGTGTAATCTAATTTGAAAGTCCTTTCTGTTTTTATTTTTCTTCTTTTGGTTTATCAACTATAGTGATAAGCCCGTCTGGTTCGGTTTTGAAGGCTGGGTCTGTGTGAAGTTCACCGTTCGCCTTCAAATAGTACCAGCCATCGCCTGACTTAATGAACTGTTTAGATAGCATATAACCATCTTTTTCTTCCATAAAATACCAAGTTTCTCGATATTTCACCCATCCAGTAGCCATACGGCCATCTGACTTGAAGAAATACCAGCGATGGTTAAGGAACATCCATCCTGTAACCATTGCCCCACGCTTATCAAGATAGAACCAATCTTTCCCATCATTAAACCAGCGATTGATAAAGCAATAGCCACGATCATCAAAGTAGAACCATTCATTGTTTATTTGCTTCCATCGTTTTGTTGGATAAGAGCCATCCGACTCTTCCCACCACCAGCCTGTCTCATTGTGTTTCCAGCCAGCTTCAGTAGAGATACCACCTTCGATATCCTTCTTGAATTGTTCACGGCTAATGCCCCATTTGGCCAGATAAGGATAAGGGTCAACGTGGTCGCTCGCATTCCGTGGTTGATTGTACGTACAATACTGATGTGTCTTAATACCTGCAAGGCTGTCGGAATCAAGAGTTTTCGGAATTCCTGCTTCATCGGCTAGATTTCTCAAAAGTTCGACGTATAACCAGTAATCACGATCAAATTCTTCTTGAGTTTCATGGCTCTCAATCAATTCAATGTGCGCATATCCTTCAACGTTCCAGCCACCACCTACATCCCAGGCACCGCGGTCAGTAAGCCATGTCTGCATTACACGACCATTACCAACAACGTGCGAGAAGAAGCCAGATTCAGCTGGTCTGCGCATATGGTAATCTGCTTCATTTTGGGCTGTTGAATTTGGATTTCCTGTTGAGTGTGCATGAATTTGTCTGTATGGTTGCTCCCCCACTTGTGGTAAGTCAGTTCTTAGTCTACTTGTATCAATATCCATTATTGTTCTCCTTCGTTCTTGTCGTTTTTGTCGCCAGATAAGCGCTCAAATGCCTTAATGATAGGCTGGAAAATAGTCACGTTTCCTTTCAACTTACGGTAATTTTCAATGAGCGATTGGAAAGTAAAAAGCAAATATCCGAGGTAAATCGAGTATAGAAATGCGAACCCTGTCTTCTCAGGTAGCAAGACAGACATCGGAATCAATACCATCAACAAGAGGACACCTAGAATCTTTCGAATCAAGCCGTTAATACCAATCTTACTCTTGTATTCAATTTCTGGATTTGCAATTGCTGCAAACGTCCCTGATGCAAAATCTACGATTTCTAGAATCACAATTAAGCCTAGCGCATACAATACTAAACCATCTTCTGTTTGAATCAGGCTTCTAAAAAAGTTAAACAATTCGATTTTCATATATTCTCCTTTACTGAACAGGTTTTGTCTCTAACTCATTAGATGTTTGAGTCTGTTTGTCGTTTTTTGTACCATCCCACTTCCAAACGGCAAGTAAACCATTTTGAGATGGTCCACCTTCAAGTTGTTTGAGAGATTCACCTTTGTAAGTGAAAGCCTGATTTGTCTGAATCAAGACGCGCTTGCCTTCTCCGTTGATTTCAGCGTGACTTGGGTCTTCAACCGCAAAAATTGCACCAGGTTCATAAACTTTGCCAACTTCTGCAAGAGGGAAGAGTTCGACCATTTCTTTGTACGTCGTACCGTAAGAAACTTTCTCGCCCATGATGGAATCTTGAGCCATCACTCGAACAACTTTATCGATTTTATTTGCAAGAGCTACAAGCTTGTTCTGTTCACTCTCGTTTTGCGCAATCTTCTGGTTAGCCTGTTCAAGCTGCGCCTGTGTTTTGACGATGGCGCTGCCTGGATCTAGCTCGGCTTTTAAGATATCCAGCACATCTTGAATCAAAACATCTTCTGGTTCATTTGTACGATCTCCAGAGAATGATCGTGAGTTAGTGCTGTAGCGATTTCCTTCTGATAATTGAATTTCTACCACGGTCTCAACATTAGAACCAGAAATTCTTAAGTATGGTTTTGTTGATAAGTTATAACCATTGATTGCCATGTCTATTCTCCTTTGTCTGCTGGTTTAGTTTCTTCATCAAGCAGAGCTTCCAGCTCATCCACTCGTGCTTGAAGTCTTTGATTTTCAGCCAATTGTTCTTCCAGCTGAATGCTCAAGATATTATTTGCAATCATTGTACCGTTTGATGTATCGGATAAGTCATTGATTGTCATCCGAAGTGCGCGGTTAAGCTGTTCTGTATTCATTTTCTAATTTCTCCAATCTGTGTGTTAGTTTTCTATTTTCAAGAGCAAGCTCCTGAATAGCTTTAAGTGCCATATTGGTCAATCTGAGATTATCTAGGTTCAGCGTGTCGCCGTTCTCATAAACAAGCGTAGGATCTACCGCTTGGACTTCTTGGGCAATCAGACCAATCTTTGTGTGTGCTTGTCGTGGTCTATCTTCTTGCTTTTTCCAGTCGTATTCCTTGAATTGGAATTGTTGGATATAATCAAGAGCCTTGTGCTTGCAATCCACAATATTCTCTTTCAGACGTCTATCTGAGAAATGCTTATTGACTATAGTCCACAAACTGTACGCTGTACCGTTATAACTATAATAAATATCATTTCCTGAGCCACCAAAATCAAGAGAGACATTGTTTGAATTCCAAAAACCAATAGTAGCTGTTGTTCCACCGTTGATACTCCCTTTCCCAGTCCTCATCCAACCAATTCCATTCGCTTTAATATAACCTTCAACTGTTAAAAGAAATTCAGTTGTTGGAGTTGCGGTATTTCCTCTTGTAAAATCAGAATCTTTATAGACAAAAAGACCGTAAGGGACATTCTCGCCACGACCATAAGAGCCAATGAACTGGACACCCAATCCATCTTTTGCATTATAGTTTCGTGGAACATTAATCTGTAGGCCACCATTTACAGTATCAAATGAGCCATAAGAGCCTAGTTGAATTTGGGTATGACCTGTTAAGGTTCCACCATAAATGCTGGCCCCTCTAATGGTCCCACCGTAAATCCTATCACCGCTTAAAATACCTGAGCGAACCTGACTTGCATCGATTGCAACACTCTGCACACGGTTGATGAAGGCTTGTTTTGCAAAAAGTTGACTCAAGTAGGCTTCATTTGCGACAAGTTTATTGAAGAAAGCCTGGTCAACTTTCAATTTTTCGGCCGTAACAGCTTCAGCATCTAAGATAACAGTAGTCACTGAGCCTGCTTCAAAATTGGCCGTCTTCAGCTTGTCAATCATAGCAGACTTGATAACCGCTTTATCAATCAAGGTTTCACCCGTGATGTGAGTTAGTTTCCCATCAAATCGATTATGACCATTAGCGCCTAGATTGATTCCAGAAATGATATCTCCAGCTGAATTGATGTTCTGAACTGCCCATGAGCCAGCTAGTTGACTTTGAACGGTTTTCACAGCTTCAAGAGCATCATTTGGTGCTACTGAGTAATCAGATGGAGCTGAGCCCTTTTCTACTTTTATCAAACCATCATCGTACATACGAGCTGAGAATCTGACGAAATAAGCATTCGTTGGTACAGTGATTTGATTGATGTTGTGTTGTTTGCCTACAGTTGTTTTATAAGCATTTAATCCTGGTTTGCGGTTATCAATAGGATTTTTGTTTTTATCGAAAAATTGCCAAGCGGTCCAAGCCATTCCATTCTCAGGCAGAGTTACCCAGTGCTGGAAGATAATTTTTTCATTTGGATCTACTGAAATGAAATCGGATGTAACCTCCTTTTGTGTAGCATTCGCTACGCTAATGATTCCATTATTCCCTAAAAATCCTTTAGTGAGCGTTGAGGTTAAGAATAAATTCTGATGTTCCGTAAAGGCCTTCCCAACTTCAACCTGGAATAGCTGGTTGGTCATAGCCATGCGAGCAACCTTATCTGCAATTCCATTTTCAGTATTGCCCAGAATACGCTCATATAGCTGACTGGTTTCCTTCACACGCTGGAAGTCCGTAGTCTCTACTTTTTGTGCTAGTTGATTGGTCACATTCTTAAATTGACTAGCAGCATCCGCTTTGTTTGTAGCGACCTGAGTCTTTAAATTTGAAATCTGAGTAGTGGTTCCTTGCTCACTGCTTGTAAGTCTATTTGATAGACCACTGATTTGACCGCCCAAATCTTGCTTATAAGTAGTTATCTGACTTGAAATATCCGTGAACTTACCATCTACAGATTGACGATAGCTTGCGATTTGACTAGCGATGTCTTTATTCGCACTAGTTTTAACAGCTTCAATCTTCTGATTGATACCCTTCACATCTTCTTGATAAGTCGCTTTGCCTACATAATCCCTTGTTACCAGCTCACGGACTGCTGTCGCTTGTTTAGCACTCTCTTCGCGAGTGTAACGCTGTAGAGCTTCCTGTCGCTGACTATCTTTGTTGACATATTCCTGAATAGCTGATAAGTCAGTCCGCAAACCCTGAGCTGTTCGCTCAAAGGTAGCCTTAGCTTCAGTGATGAGGCCATCAGTGTCTTCGATTGCTGGGCTCCAGTCCGTAGCAACTGTACCTCTTTCAAATTTGATCCTACGCACAGAATAGTTATTATTTCCACCGTAGTCATACAAGGCCATCTCGCCTCTTGCATAGCGGGGGTCATCGTTCGGAAAGATAACTGGACCTGTGAACGTGAACCGTTGCCAGTCCTTGCTTGGAGTGATGTCTGCACTAGCTTTCAGACCGAAGCGGTTATTTTGATAATGATAAAAATGCAGAGGACGGATTTCACCACCATCGTTGATTTTTAAATCAAACGATAAAGTCCATGTTTCACCTATATTTTCCTGTGAAAGGTATAGATGTAGAGGAAACGAAAAGAAACGTGTACTTGTTCGAATCTTCTCGGAGTCTCGGTAATAGTTCCGACCGCCGACCTTCATTTTGGCAAATGTCTGCGTAAGTCCATCGATGTCCTGTTTAACCTCTGATTTGGTCGCAAATCCATTCATCTGGCCAGTCATTCGACTAAGAGCCTCTGTGGTCGTTCTGCGATATTCTGAAGCTTGATTGACTTCACTTGTGACCGTCTGTTTCAGAGCATCCAAGTCGCCCGACAAAGCCGTCTGATCGCTCGTAGCCTGTTTCTTGAATTCTTCAAGTTTGGCAACAGAATCCAACCCAATCCGCTTGGCTTCCTGGGCGAGTAAGCTGCTTGCGCCAGCGTTTTGCAAGGCTTCTTCAGCCCTGCGTTTGGCTTCTTGTAGAGGGCCATTGTTAAAACTATTGAAGCGCTGGTTGATATTGTCAGAGAGTTCTTGCTTGACTTCTTCGGCTCTTGCTCTTGCAAGTTCAATACCGTCAGAAATTTCCTGTCTAAGCAATCCAGCCTTATGATCAAAGTCTAAGTCAGCATTTTGAAGAGCCTTTTCAAGAGCTATTTCTTGTGCAGATTCTGTTACTCCAAGGATGGCATCAGCTGCGCTAGATAGCCCACCAGAAGCTCTAGAACCACCAACCCCTGCCTTGTCATCGAAAGTCAGAGAGATGTATTCTTCCTTCAAAGCGTCGAACTCATAAGCAATAGCTTTTTTGAATGCATCGACATTGTGTTTCCAGCTCTTGAGGTTGACTGTATCACCCATGTGAACAACTTGCCCATCAAGTTCAAAGGCTTCAATCTTGATAGCATCAGAGACCTTATCAATGCCTTGATTTGTAAATTTAGCCTGTGCCCACTTCTGCAACTCTTCAACAGTCTTTGCGTTGTTGTTCTCATACTCTTTTTCATTGATATAAGGGTATGAGTTGATAAGAGGACTGTCTACAGTCACTCTGATAGTCGTTTCTTTTTCAGCACCTTCAGGCTTAAACGTCGACTTTGCATGAATTCTTGTGACAACATTCTGACTGTTCCTTGTACGTTGATAGTCCTTCAGATTCTTGTGTGTCGTGATAACAACACCACGATTCTCACCACGACTCTTCTTGATAGTCATTGCAAAGTTATCACGAACCAGCTCGCCTTCCCATGTACCAACAATGCTGTGCTTACCGTCCAGCAATACAGAATACAGAGTTTCTGTTTCAGTCGTGTTGAAGGTCCTACGATCCTGGATATCGCTATTGAAAGAAAAATACCCCAAAGCAGTTTTGGTGTTTTGAACCATGCGAGAAAGAGCCATGCCACAGCTCTGACTAGTCACGCTCATTGGCGTGATAGAACGTTGCATCACATCATCTGAAATGTGATAGGCTGTAATTTCCAGATGGTCATTGTTCTCAACAGGTTTCTTGATGCGAAATAGCTGCGCACCAAGAACAGGAGTCGGCGCTTTTATCAACATATCTTCTTGAATGAGCTGATAAATACCAGAGTCGGAAATGGGATATTTCACAGTTAAGGTGAAATCGCCATTCATGGTCTCTTTAACAACCGCCGAAGTCGCTTCATGAAGTGGCTCCCCGTTCCACCGAACGGTTCTCACATCTTTATTAAGTAGATAAAGCAATTATGCCCACCCCCAAACCGTCTCAATCTCAAGCGATTGAATACCTTGACCTAGAACAACCCCAACATTCTTCACTTTCGCTGGATCAACTGTGATAAAATCCCCTGACCATTTCACTGGCTTCCCTGTTGTCGTTTTAAAACTTGGATTGTCAGGATTATTGACCATCACAAGTGACTCAGCAAGCCTTTCAAGCCTAATGACCTGACCAGCGATTGTAAATGAAGTCTCAGAAGCACTCTGACCAACGATTGTGATTTTAGGAAATGCAAGAGCAGAACCTTGAACGGTCAAAGTCCCACTTCTTGTCAATCTCTGTGTATCAGTGACTTTGAAGTGTTTGGTAGGGTGACAAGTGAAGGTTGCTTTGGTCATGTAAAGACCAGGTTGCACTTCCTCAAGGTCGCTCACATTGACCTTATAGCACCAAAGACGAGTTGTTTTGACTCGCTCACTCTCTAGCCAGAACTTTTCACGAATAAACAGACTCATAAATTGGTTCATCTGTTCTTCAGTAGGTTTGACCAAGTAAATCGTATAGGTTTTCTTGACCAATTCCCTATGTTTGTTCGTTTGAACGATTGCTCCACTGATACCACCATGCTCCAAAAGAGCTGTCTTGCTCTCTCCCAGAGCGATTGAGGGAGAATCATGGACAATGACTTTAAAAGGAAAAGACGATGTTCTCACACCGTCAATCACAAGCTCATTATGCTTTATCATGCAAACCCTCCTCTCAATTGTGTTTTACGTTGCAATTCATCAGCAATCCTCTGCGCTACCTCATCAGCAATCCGAATAATGTCAGCTTCTTCTCTGATAGTATTCCCACTAATAGTAATGTTGATGGTCGGTGAAGTTCCACCCATTGTCTGAGCAATACCTCGACCGATAGCACCAAGTGTCTTGTCATTGAGTGGTAACACTGCCTCATTCCCAGCTTCACCGCCAACCATCATGTTATTTCCATTCATTCCAAAAATGGTTGGTTTCGTCATGATACCGCCTTTGGCGTACCATTCAATTCCAATACTTGGAACACCTTGACTCAACCAATCTAATGGATTGGCCGACCCGCTCACATGAAAGTGCGGTAGTGGGATATGTGGCCAACTAATGCTGAAGTTGAACAATCCTTTGATAGCTTCAATAGCTGAAGATACAGCATCTTTTGCACCATTGATAGCTCCTGAAATGGTACTCTTGATACCTTCCCAGACACTTGATACAGTGCTAGATATAGCATTTAACACATTTGAGATAGTATCCTTTATGCCGTTCCAGATATTTGATACAGTTCCTGAAATACCGTTGAGAATATTTGAAATGTAGCTCTGGATGGCTGAAAAAATGGTCTGAACAATGCTTTGAATAGCTTGCCATACAGTAGAGAATACTCCCTTGATGGTTTCCCAGGCTCCTGACCAATCACCAGTAATGATCTGCATAACTGCTTGGATAACACCAAGAACAACATTGATTGCAGTCTCAACAACGGTCTTGATGATTTCCCAAGCTGTTGTAATGACAAGTTGGATATTATCCCAACCAGCTTGAATGAGTGAACCTAAAATTTCCAGAATTGTGCTTATAACCGTATAGATAGCATTCCAGACAGTCTCAGCACTTGCTCGAATAAGTTCCTGGTTCTCCGTCCACCAAGCAACAACCGTTCCAAAGATACTCATGACAAAATTAGAAATCTCTGATACGACTGCATTGATAACTTCAAGAATCGCATTCCAAACGATCGTGACCGCATCTCGAAAACCTTCGTTAGTTTCCCAGAGATATTTCACAATAGCAACAATCGCTGCTATGGCCACTACAACTCCTGAAATAATTCCAATGATTGGTAATGCTGCTGCAATCATTGCGCCAAATGAGGACATAAACACAGCTTGCAGGGTTAAGAATATGGGGGCTAAGGCTCCTACAATTGTCAAAACTACACCTAAGATGACAATGAAATCTTTTACTGGATCAGGTAAGGAATTAAACAGCTCAGCTACACCTTTCACAATCGTTGCCAAGGTTTGGAAAACAGGGATCATCATTTCCAGAAGAGGTTGACCAATAGCAGATAATGCATTGGTCCCAGCTTGTTTCAGATTTCCCATCACGTTTTCTAATCCGTCTGATTCTCTTGCAGCCTGTCCAAGAGCTCCTGAGAGTTTATTTCCGTCTTCGACCATCTGAAGCAAGGTCAGTTGCTTCTGCGCTTCGCTCAAGTCCTTGAATGATTTGCCATACAGTTTATTTGCAGCGGCATTCCTAGTTGTCTCTGTCGCAGAGATTCCAAGAGCGGCATCGTTAGCAAAGTTTCCCTTCAAAAAAGATTGTAAGCTCTCTGTCACGCTCTCAATAGATTTGTCATAGAAGGCTGCACCGTCTGCTGCTGCCCTAGTTGCACGAGAAGTAAGATCCAAAGCTTCTGCTGTATCCAATCCTGAAGTTTTGGCAAATGAAGCCATCTGAGTGAATGATCCTTGCAATCGCTCTGGGACAATATCCATTTCCTGACCAATAGCATTCAACGCTTCTCTTGCTTGGGTTTCCATATCTCCGAAAACGGTAGTAAATTGAGCATTACTAGCTTGCATTTGAGCAGCTGCTTCTAACGCTTCTTTTCCTACTTCCACAAGCTTTTCTGAAATAGCACTCAACTTCTCGCTAAACTGTTGAAGTAGTTCTGCTCTTAAATTCCTTGAGATTTCACTTAAACTTTCTTGAGTGCCATCAGCAGTAGACTTGATTCCCTTCATCTCATCATTGAGATGATTAAAAGCAGTCTTAGCCTGATTTAGCTCAGCTTCCATCTTGTTAGCTTGTGTGGAGTTCTCACCAAATTCTTTTTTGGTAATTTCCAATTGCTGTTCTAGATTAGAAATTTGTTTACTTACAATCTCAGACTGAGCACCAATCTTTTTCTGAGCAAGAGCATTTCTCTCGGCTTCACTAGCATTTGAACCCAAAGCGCTTTCTTGCAGTTTGAATGAACTTGTCACCTTACTCATCTCTGAAGCAAGTTGACTCTGCTCATTCTGCAATTCTTTCAGTTGCGTTTGGTTGCTCTTAGCTGTACTACCAAGTTTTCCTAATTCCTGATTAAGATTAGCGTAAGCGGTCTTAGCTTGATTTAGCTCTGCTTCCATCTTGTTAGCTTCGGCTGAGTTTTCGCCATACTGTTCTTTAGTTAGGCTTAACTGCTTCTCAAGGTTTTCGATTTGACGAGTGACGATTTCAGACTGTTCGCCAATCTTTTTTTCGGCTAATGCTAACTTGTCTGCTTCGCTAGCATTGGCACCCATCTGGCTTTCTTGCAGTTTAAACGAACTAACTACTTTTTCAGATTCACTAGCAAGTAATTTTTGTTCATTCTGCAATTCTTTTAGTTGAGCTTGATTGTTCTTGGCTGCATCACCATTTCCTTCAAGAGCTTGAGTTACACTAGCAAGCTTTCCCTCATATCCTTTTAGGACATTTTGAGTCACTTCTACTTCACGCTGGAAAGCGCGATACTGTTCAGAACCAATATTCCCCTTTTTAAATTCCTCATCTACTTTAGATTGGGCTTGTCTTAAAGTTTCTAGTTTGTCTCTGGTTATACCTACTTGTTTCTGTAAGACTTCTTGTTTTTGGGTTAGTAAAATAACGTTCCCAGTGTCAAACTTTAAAGCCTTATCAATTTGTTTTAGTTCATTTGTAGTATTAACAGACTCTTTATTAATAGCTTTTAACGCTTTCTGTAATGGTTGCGTGTCGCCATCGATTTCAATTTTGATACCTTTGATATTTCCTGCCATATTTCCTCCTTTCACAAAAAATAGAAAAGCGCTGAGAGAACTTCTACGACTGATAATGCAGTTAGGACAATGAACTTGACCTCAGAATCACTCTCTCAGCACTCATTTTTCTTTAAAAACTGTCAAAATCAGCTTGCGTGGCTTTCCGTTCGCCACCCTTATCCTCACTCCGTAAATTCACATAATCCGTCTGATAATCCAGAGCCATTCCGATTGAGATGTGCTTTAGATCATCGATAGACAGACCAGTTTCTTTACAGCAGGACAGATAGGATTCTACTGTGAAGATTTCTTCGCTAGCTGATTCTGATTCATCTGGTGCTTTTTTGTCGTCATGCTCGCATTCAGCATTTCCATCAGCACAGGCCCAACTTCCTGAATAGGAAAGACTTCCATTTCCATGAAGAATTGTTCATAAGGCTTGATGTGAGGATTTGCAGATTTAGTAAAGGTCCAAAAAAGACGATTGAAAAAGGTCATGTCAAAATCTGACAACATCGAAATGTCAATATCAGTTGCTGTCAGCTCCTTGTCAGTTTCCAGTTTGTTCAATTCATTCATGAATGATTGATTTTTCAACATCGAGAATAAATCTTGAAAATAATCTTTTCCAAATTGTTGCTTGTAAGCAATAGGAGTATAGCCGTTGGTCCCCAACTCATACTCCTGATCGCCAACCAAAACGATTTTACGCATAGATTTTCTCCTTAAGCCACCACAGTAGGTTCATACACTTTCTTGAACCAGTTGTCATAAATTTCTTTATTATCAGCTGATGTGATAGAACGTTTAACAACTGAATCCAGAGGACGAGGACTTGCTTTAAAACCAAGTTCACGCTCGTTGACGTTTGTACCATTTTTGGTTTTTGAGCCATTGCCTGGACGGCTCGCTGAACAGTAGTAAAGGACATGACGTGTTTTATTCTTGTCCCCTGAAAATTCGAACATCAAGGCAAATGATGTGAATTCTGCATCAGCTTTTTCAGTCAAAACACCCGTCTGAGCATCTTTGATTTCACCCAAAATCTTAGTCGCAAACATTTCAATAATGTGAGAGATTTTGAATTTCCCTTCATACCCTTCGTTTGAGTTCATGAAGTGATAATCGATATCGTCTGCTTTGATTGGTGTTGATTCACCCTTTGGATCCAATGTCAATTCCATTGCTCCAGGAAAGCGGAAAATTTCATCGTAAGCAATCACTCCATCTGCACCAATTGATTTAATTGGCGCAACGTGAACATTTTTTAAACCATAGGTTACTTTATTTTCTTGAGTCATGTCATTCCTCCTTAGTATAGATAGACCGTATAAGACTTGACATAGAGTCTTTCAGTCTCGATAAATGTTTCTTCTTGAACATCGAAAAAGAGCTCGTGGGTTGTCCACAGCTCTTCCAGACGTTCTTCCAAATCTTCATCCTTATTCTCAAAAGCCAGCTCAACTGTCACGCTCTTAATCTGATGATTAACCGTGTTGTCAGCTGTATTGATGGCTGGACTTGATTCATAATAGACCAGGTAAGGTAGGTCAGGAGCGTTCCCAGTTTTAAACGCTCGATAGGTGACAGGCAGATTTACCTGTTCCAAAATAGCAGCAAAGTCTGATAGCTTCATTTCCCAATCTCCTTGATACGCTTCTCAAAGTTCTGAATTGCTTTTTCTTCAGCTGGCTTGATGTGGACGATACCAGCGACACGACCACCATTTCTTGAAAGGTGCCCGTTTTCAAGTATGTGAGTAAGACTTGCAACTGCGTTGAACACAACAAAAGAGCCATTGGCCAACTTCTTCTTTTTCCAACTTCTACGATACTTTCCGTATCGTTTCGGACTTGTCTCTTTCAACTCATCCACAGTCTCATCAGCCACCTGCTCTGCAATCTTATCCACTTCTTCAGTAACCTCATCAGAGTAAGCAGCAAGCTCTTTCGCTATCAAATCAGCAAGGTCATTACTCATTTCAAGACCTCTGACAAAGTCAACTCTAAAATTTCAGAATCGATAGGATAGGTTTTCAAGATACGATATTGCTTGCCTTCAAATTTCGCAAACTCCTGATTCTCATACTCAAAATTTCGAATCTCAACGACCAAGCTCGGTTTTAGACCTGCCTGATTTGCTTGATAAAATTCAGAGCGAGTGACCTTCTTTTTACGACACAACAGAGTAACTTCAACATCCTCAGAGATTGGTTGTAGTAACTTATCCTTACCTGTGACTTTTTTAGAGATCAGTTTGATTTCATGATTCCACATTCTTGACCTCTTTCTTTGATGCTATCTGTAAATTATGCAGTCGCCATTGAAGGTGACGTGGCATATCCACCCCACCCTCATAGCGATAAGCAGCATAGTCAACGATAAACATTTCATGGTCAGCACGCTCACCAACAAGCTCGATACCGAGGTTATCGGTCAATTCAATGATGACACTTGAAATGATTTTTTTTAACGGCTTGTCTCTCAAGTCGGTTGAAATACCCAACTTAAGCTTCAGCAATTCTAAAAGCTGACCTTCATCCATGCTTACTCCTCAACTTCCTTAGCAGGCTCTTCAGCAGTTTCCTCAACTGTTTCTTCCTGCTCAACTGCGGGCTCTTCCTTAACTTCTTTTGTTTCAGGAGCTGGTTTCTCAGGTTCATCATCTCCCAAAAACTCAAGGAAGATAGAGCCAGCAGTGTTGGCACCAGTCAAAAGGCCATTGGTAAAGCTATCTGTGGGCTTATATCCTTCACGAGGAAAGATATCGCCAACAGCATAGTCATGTTTTTCAGGATCAGCCAAGTCCTTGAAAGGACGGATTACTTTATAGCTCATACGCCACCTCCTTAAGCTACAACATCAGTGTAAGTTCCAAACACCCCAGCATCTTCATCAGTCTTCTTGATGTCAAAACGAAGATATGAAGCTAGGTTCTTACCGAAGCGATGGTTATCTTCCCAATTCACACTCAATTGCATACGATCAAATAATGTAAGGAAGTATTCAACATCTCCGATAAAATACTTCATTTCCCCTTCTTGACCCAAAAGAGTGTCATCAACAGGGTAGATAGTTTTTCCAGAGAATGAATAGCCTGTTGGTGAAGTGATGTCAGGTTGAAGCATGTAGCGACCGTCCTTGTCCTTAACTTTATCCAATGCGTTGAACATAGAGTCAGTAACAACAAGAGATTTTTTATAAACAGATGAAATCTTAGTATTCAAAATATCTTTAAGTCCATCATAACCGCTAGCATTTACAACTTTTGCAGTTTTCAGAACATCCGCAACAATTGCCAATTTTGTTTGTTCGTCCTGATCTTGAATATCTGCTTGCATGATTCCAATAAGGTCATATTGTGCATCTTCAATCGCTTCACGAGAGATAGGAAGTTCCCCACGATAAGTCTTAATTTTGTAATCAACTTCAGTGATTTTTGTTTTTCCTAATTCTGGATTTTCTTCCAGTTCACCAACCTCTGTCATCTTACGATTTGATTTCTTCATGACTGGGTAAGTACCTGAGCCACTTGTTACTTTCACAATATGGATTAGGTTAAGCAGCGGGTTCTGACGTTCAGGTGTTTTTTGTGGTTCCAAAACCTCTTTCGGAATAATCGCTCCTACATCTGTTGTTTTAACACCTGTGCGTTTTTGTCCACGAGAGCGGATGAATTCTAGTACTGCTTCACGTTGTTCCAATTTCTGTCCTCCACGTTTTTCTTGACTTGGGTAAGTCGGTGCCTTACGATTTAGTTCTTCAACTTGATTTTTCAAATCTTCGATTTCTTTTTCAAGTTGTTCTTTTTCTGCCAATTTATCATCCAATTCTTTTTGGATGTCTTCAAGGCTCTTTTCAACTGCTGAAACTTCTTCATCAGTTCCAGCTTGCTCCAATTTCTTCGCTTCAAGCTCTGAGCGCTTGTTCAATTCTTTGATTGATTCTTCAAGCTCTACCACTTTGTCTGCTTTGTTGCGCATACGAGCGCCTAAAATCAATGATTTGTGCATAGGTTAAATTTCTCCTTAATTTCTTTTTTGCGCTTATCTAGCGCTTCACGATTGGCACGCTGTTGACTTTCAAAGTCTTTCTGTCGTGCAGCAATTTCCGTTTGTGGATAGGCTGGGAAAGTACATGGACTCACTTCAAAGATTTCTAGTTCTAGGATAGTGTCCAGGTACGAACCATCTGCTTGCTCTTCCGTATTGATTTTGATTGGGATGAAGCCAAAACTACATCCAATCACATCGCCACGCTGAACACGAGCATAGGCCCCAACAGCTTGCGGATCATCTTTGTTGATGATGATATCCCCGTAAAGTCCGATTTCATCAACTCTCAAAATGACCGTTCCATTACCAGTCCGACCAAGCACCAAACTATCATCATGGTTGAATAATGCCCTGATGTCAGCTCCTTTGATGGCTTTTTCAACACCCTCACGCTTGATTACCTCAAAGTAGCCTGGCCATAATTCAGTAACTTCATCAAACTTGATAAAGTACCCACTCAAAATCAAATCACCGCTGTCAGCTTCTTCTCGTGTTTGAAATTGAGTGGGCATATAAGCCTTACGTTTCTGCATCAGTATTTCCTCCTTCCTTATTTAATTTGCTCTGATTGCCTAGCTCGCCTTGTGGCAAATAGTTTTCAAGAACAATGATTTCATCCATTTCAGGATCAGGAGTCATTCCAACCCAATCACGCCACTCATTCCTACGCATAGCAGCATTACTAGTCATCTGCCTTGCGACAGTAGATAGCTCTGTAATGTCATAAGAGTAAAGCGATCGTGGGTTGAACTTGAAGTAACGATTACTTGAAATAAGTAAATCTCTTGTAAGAGTCTGTGTGATTGTTGTAGCAATACTCATGACTGTAGTATTTACAAAATTGTTGTATTCAACCTTGTCGAATTTTCCAACTCCCAAAATAAAAGCTGGAACTCCCAAAAGTCCAGCAACTGTTTTTTTGTCAATTTCAACAGATTCATTGATAGCGATATCTTTTAAACTTAATGGCTTGACCTGTTCGACACTCAACAAAGCATCAGGAATAATCCACGGCTCACCTGCCTGACTTGTCGTTAAGTATTTCTTAGCGACCTTGTCTCGCCCCTCTTGCGTGCCCAACTCTCCATTCGAAGAATCAACCTTAACAATCAGGCTAGGAACGTTCTTCCCATTCATAAATCCTTTTTTGATTTGAGTAGCAAGGTTTAAATTCCTAACAATATCCCTCAGAGCAAGCCTATATCCAGTCCCTACAAATGGATTGTCTGGATCAGGATTGATTACAAAGTGCACGATTTCGCTTGGGTTGTAGTCAATGCCACGATAGTTCACAACATAACCAACATCGTCACTCTTGAATGATACTTCACTCATAGAGAATGGTCTCAAGTTCAAAATGTAATCATTCACAGGATCATATTCGACATGAAGAACCGAATTCCCGTCACCAAATAGCAACAGGTCACGCACAATCTTGAAAATCCAAGTCTTGCGAGTCATGTTATCGCATGGATTTACATCAATCTTGCGAGCCAGTCCGTCTTTTATTCGGATATCGCCTTTGTCGGTATTCTCCATTAAGTGAATAGTCATGTTCGACACCATGTCAGCAATCTTGTTGACCGCAGCAATCACATCAGGATTGCGAGCTAAAGGCACATAGCTATCACCGTCAATATAAAGCCCAAAATCTGAATGAGTGATAACATTCGTTCCACTTCGACTCTTACCACGTTTCAAAAACCTATCTAAAAGCCCCATCTTTCCTCACCTCCTTTCTCTAATCAAAGAAGCTCATGACATTCTGATTCTTACCAAGATTAGCAAGAGCCTGAATACAAGCAAAGACGCTGGCATCGAACAAGTCAATTCTTGCAGTACCACCGTCACCATCTAATTTTTCATATTGCACAGCATCATCCACCTTTTCAATAGCTCTAACATTGCTCACACAGTATTCGTAAGCGTCAGAATGAAGATAGTAAAACTCTTTATTCTTAACTTTGAACTCAATCCATCTGAACCCCTCTGATTTCAGATAGAAAAGTTGAGGTTGGTCAATCATCTTGAACCGAGCTTGTTTCATCTTCGTCAGAAACTCACGACCAAACTTCCTATCCATTCCGACAGCAGCAATCTTAAACCCTTTCTCTCTCATCTTGATGAACCATTTAACAATATCATCATAGAGAACGGTCGGAGTATTGCTCATCGTCAGCCAGCCATCAGACTGCCAGCCAAAAAGTGGAATGCCATCGTCATTGGCTTTCTTTTGAGCATTGACACGAGGAAAGAAAGCGTGTGTGATACAGATATCAATATCTTTCTCACCATCATGGTAAACCCCATAAAGAGCAGCAGCGGTTAAGTCGTGCAATCTTGACAAGTCAGCACCACCGTACCATTGGATTGGTAAACGTGCCAGCTCTTCTAGGGTCCAATCGTATTGACTATCTGAAGCGATGAACTCATCAGGATTGAAGTAAGCATTCATAGAGTTTGTGAATACATTCAAAGTCTTGTTGAAAAACTCATTTCTTGTCTGTGGATCGTTCATAGCCTGCTCGGCTTCAGCTCTCAAAGCAGGCATGGACACCGTGACACCCCAAGATGGATTTGCCATCTTCAAAACATTATCATCAAGATAGTCACCAACATCGCCATCCGTTGTCTGATTGGCTTTACAAATAAAGATAAATAAAGCCTCATCCTGTACCAACTGCTTGAGCACTTTCTGACAGTATTTCAAGCGGTTAGCAAGAAATCCAGTAGGAATATCACCAGCCGTTGAGATAACAAAAAGCATACTGTTTCGGTATG